CTACGCGGATCGCGGGAACTGGATGATCTTGGCTAGGCCCTCGCCGGTAGTCGAAACGGTAGCTGAAACCTTTTTGGCTGCATCGACACTGGGCGATGTTTCCTGCTGAGGCTTCTTCTTCCCCTTCTTCTTGGCCTTCTTCGGCTTCTCCTCGGCACCCCACAGCAGGGCGCCGACCCGCTTCGATGCCTCCTGGCGAAGCTCGTCGATGACGTGCTGATAGCGGCGCAGCATCCGCCGGTCAGACCAGCCCATGACGGCCATCACGGTCTGTTCGTCGACTCCTTGCAAGAGCAGCATCGTCGCCGCGGTGTGGCGCCCGTCATGGACGCGAGCGTCACGGACGCCGGCCTCACGCAGCACGTCTTTCCAGTCCTCCCAGTCGGCCCGCGCGTCGATCGGGCGCCCGTTGGGCTGGCACCACACCAAGTTGTGGTCGGTCCACATCTCGCCGGCCGCTGTGCGCTCCTGAGTCTGGTGACGCTGGTGCTGTACTCCGAGTTTGATCATTGGTGTCGCCAGTGCCATTCGACGGCGGCCCGCCTCGCTCTTGGTGTCCGTGAAGACGATGCCGCCATTCTTGCGCTTCGGGCAGACCGAAGCGTGATTGGTGCAATCCTTCGGGCACAGCTTGGTACAAGTCTTGGGGTCGCGGTGGGTGGCACAGCCGGGGCGGGGCGCGCGCTTCGGGCACCGGTCTACGCGCTGCTTGGTGCAGTCGTTCGGATCCTTGCCGCATCCGTGCTGCCAGCGTGGCGGGCACGGGACCGTGCGGCAATGCGGTCGGGCGCAGTCGATCGGATCGACGCAACCGTGCTCCCACTTGCGGCGCTCGGACTGCCGGCGCACGACGAGCCACCCGCCATCGAGGTCCAGCCCCATCGGCTTGTCTCGGGTGGACTTGGGTGCCTGCCACCACGGCAAGCCGAGCGCTTCGCCCTGCCGTAGGCCGAGCGGCAGCCCGATCGACCATCGAGTCCCGTTACGCCGGTACTCGCACGCGCGGAGGATGGCCCGAACCTCCTCCACGAACAGGGGCGTCACCTCCTCCTCGATGAGTTTCGGCCGCCAGGTCATGAAGTCCATCGGGTTGCGGGGAATGATCTTGCGCCGGACGGCGTCGTTGAGGATGGCCCGCAGGACCCGGAAGACGGTATGGACGCTCGCCGGTGCGAGTCCTTCGCTTGCAGTGTCGTCAGGGTCGCGGTAGATCGAGCGTAGGAACGATTCGATGGCTTCGGCAGTCAGCAAGTCGCATCGCCACGCGCCGAGCCCCGGCGTCAGCCAGTTGTTGACCGCCCACGCATACGATCCGGTCTTGGTGTTGTAGCGCCATTCAGCGGCGGGGTTGTTGAGCCAATCGGCCATCAACGCCGCGAGCTTTGGCGGCTCCCCGGCCTTGACGACTTCGCCCGCGGCCATCTCCTCAAGAAGCTTCTTGAGCTTCTGGCGAACCTCGTTCTCGTCCTTGCCTCGCCGCTTTCGGCGGTCTGGCGTGCCGTCGGGTCGGGTGCCGACGACGACGGTTCCTTGCCATCCTTCGGCGTTACAGAACACGGTCATAGCGGGATCAATTGCGCTTAGCTTGCGTGGACGACCCACGTCGAAACTCCAAGCATGGTGGAGGGGCGGCGCGTTATCTCGTCGCGCCGGAAGAATGTGACGGCCGTGAGGCCGGGAGGATTACGCCCGGGGGGTGCGTCGGCGGGCGAGATCGGCGCCGCGTGGCTCGTGGGGTTCGGGCATGGCGACTGCTGTGCGCCAGAGGTTCATAGCGGCATCGAGCGTGTGCCGTAGCGCGGCGCGTGCGGCATCGGGGACGGATGCGTCGGCGAGTACCCGGTTGATCTCGACCACCATCGGGTCGTACTCGGACTCGTCGGGCGCGAGGTCCAGGTCTGCGGGCGTGACGAGGCCGAGCGCGATAGCAGCGCGGCGCGGGTTGATGCCGAGCACCTGGCACACCTTGCGCACATACCTCAGGTCCGGGCGTACGCCGTCGCCGGCTTCCCAGCGCAGGTAGGTGGATCGGCTGACACCTGAGCGCTGGATCACATCGTCCTGAAGAAGTCCGGCGTCTTTGCGCGCACTACGGAGCAGCTCGGCGAAGGCAGCGCCTTCGGGGGTCACATCGTCGCGCATGGCGACACCATAGCCGCTGCTCACGGAGGCCGTGTGTCTCACCTGTGAAACCTTTGCGCGCTCGATCAAGGGGCTCTCCTCGGTCTCTGGATTGAGTGCTGCGCGTAGCAGGAGTCTCATACATGAGACAGTAGCGGCTAGTTCGCGCTAACAACAGCCGAGAAGCTCACTTGATGTTGCATCTACGAGACTTTACGGTAGGCGGCATGGCTGCAACGCGAGCGGTTCTCAGGAGTGCCGGATACGAGACGTCCCATGTTGTCCTCAACGAAGATCTCTTCCGTTCCCGGACGCGGGCGCTCGGCGCTCGCACCGACCAGGAGCGCTGCGCCGTCGCCGGCATCTCACGGGCGAGCCTCTACCGGTGGCGCACCGGCACCGTCACCCCGTCGCTCGATGCGTTGCGCAGCGTGGCGCGACGCCTCGACGTCGAACTCAGCCAGCTCGTTCGTGAGGTGCCCGATGAGCGTCCGTGAGTTGCCCGATTTGATGCTGACGGTGGCGGAGACCGCAGCTCAGTTGAAGCTCAGCCGGAGTTACACGAAGAAGCTGATCGCCGCTGGCGTCCTGCCAAGCGTGAAAGTCGGTCGCTGCCGCCGCGTGCGGCTGACCGACCTCGGTGCGTACGTCGATGGGCTGACCAGCGACATCGAGCCGAACCGTGCCGGGGACGCGCCCGGCCCGGTGGAGACGGCATGAGTGTCGACGCCACCGACGCGGCTTCGACTGTCCGACGGCAGCCGGCGCCGCTGCTTATGGCACGTTGCAGCGACCGGCCCGCCGGGCGCCGGGCATACGGTTACCCGCCCAACGGCGTGCGGGCGGCCCCCGATGCCTCGCCGCCGGCACCGGCGCCGAGCCGCGAGCGTGTGTTTACGGCTGTCGTCGGCCATCACGACCGCCATGGCTATCCGCCGACCGTGCGTGAGCTCGCTGCGGCGACCGCCTTGGCGGTGTCCACGGTGGCCTACCACGTTGACGGCCTGGTCGCCGCCGGCCGACTTATCCGCCGTCCTGGTTTGGTCCGCACGCTCGTTCCGGCGCCTGTCGTCGCGGGGGCGACATGAGCGACCTACTCATCGCCACCGCGGTGCTCGCCGCGCTCAGCCTGATCGGCGCCGCTATCTCACTGGCGGAAGCCGACGACCGCATCAACGACCTACTCGCCCACGTCGACCCCTCCCACCCGGCCGCGGCAACGACGCCCGGCAACCGTCCCGACGGCCTCAATGACAGGAGCGCTCATGTCCCACACCACCGACCGAGCGGGCAACGACCAGACGGTGCGCGGGCTGGCCGCGGTGCTGGCTACGATCATCGGCCCTGACGCCGCACCTCATGCCGCCATCGAGTTTGCCCTGACCGAGGCGACGCAAGGGCACGTCGATTGCGCCCGTGAAGCGCTGCGCGGGGTGCCGTCCGAGCACCTGCGCGCGGCGATCACCGGCGCGGCCGTGGTGTCGCAGCTCGCCGCCCTCGTGCTGCTCGACCGCGCGTTGCCGCCGGCTGACCGCTCGCGCGCACGGCTGTAGTGATCGCCGTCGGTCGTCGGGCCTGTGCTCGACGGCCGGCGGCGGGCTGCGGCTCCATCGATTGCCGGACGGGGGCATTCACCATGATCACGGCTGACCGGCTGGCCGCCTATGGTCACCGACTTGTCAGCGCTATCCACCAGGGCAACCCCGACACCGTGCTCGACGACCTCGCGCGCCTGGACCGCGCCGAACTCGTGCACCTCGTCATGCTGCTCGCCGCCAGCGTGCCCGACGCCGACCGGCCCGGCCTTGACGACCTGGTACGGGAACGATTCGCGCCGTTGCGCGGGGGTCGCCGATGAGCCGCCGCCGTGTCCGTACCTCGTGCGATCACGCGCCGCCGGCGATTTACCGCGGCGAGGTGGTCATGGACTGGTCGACCCACCGATCGGCACCCCGGCCGGGACCGTGCCGCGTGTGCGGACGGCCAACCACCCTGGTCGACTGCGCCGGCACGCTGTGTCACAAGGTGTGTGCCGAGCGGGAAGCTACTCGCGAAATCGCCGCACCCGCGGCCGGCCGCCGCGCCGGCGTGCGCCGTGGTCACCTGTCGTTGGTCGGTGGCCGCTGATGCCGTGGGCTCGTTTCTCCGACACCAGCGCGCACCACCCCGCCGTGCTGGCGCCGATGGCTTTCGAGGGCTGGCAACCGCCACAGTGGACACAAGCTGACGTGGTGAATCTGCTCGCCGGGATCTTCCAACGGTGCGCCGTGCAGTCGGCCGGCTACCTCACCGACTATGTGATCACCCCGGGCGTGCTTGCGTCCACCGCCGGCGACAACTGGCGGCATTGGGTGGTGCTCATGCAGCGTGCCGGCTACCTCACCCCGGTCGAGCTCGACGGCGGGGGCGAGGCGTGGCGCCTGGTCGACGACCCGACGAACCTCGTGCACATCCGCCTCAAAGACGAATTGGAGTGGGAGCGGCAGCGTAAGCGAGACAATGGCAACGCCAACCTCACTGTCGCCGTGCGCCTGCGTGACGGCGACGAGTGCCGGTACTGCGGCGTGATCGTCGTGTGGGGTGACCAGAAAGGCGGCCGCGGCGCCACCTACGACCACCGCAACCCGGGGCAAGCCGCCGGCGGCCCCGACGATCTAAGGGTCTGCTGCCACTCCTGCAACGCCCGCCGGTCGAATCATGCCGACGCGGACACCTGGTGCCCGCCGCGGCCGAGTCCCGCAACGCCGTACTACGGCACCAAAACGGCCGCGTTCCTGCGCGATCACGGTCACAAGGTGCGCCGTAGTCGCACCCGACCCGGCACCCAGCCGGACAACGACACCAGCACCACCCGGCGACCCCGCACCCAACGGGACACCGCCACCACCACCGCGAGCGACCCGGCACCCGGCCGGACCACGCCCGCCGCGACTTCGCACCCAGCGGAACCACGCGATGCCCGCACGGCGCAAACCAGCACCATCGAACGCACCAACTCGCGCGACTCCGCGGCCGGCGGAACCACGCCCCACCAGCAACAACATCAAGATCAACAAGGATTGGCCAATCCGGCGAATCACCGATCTCCGGAATCCGGATCGCCGGGACGGGACGGGGCGGGACGGGCGCCCATGCCTTCACCACCTACTACCGCACCCGGGCGAACCAAGCGATCCCGCCGAGGACGTACCCGATGACCAATCCGCCGGCCATCCACCCAGCTCGACACGCTGCTCACCGAGGAGGTTCCCGCGTGTCCATCCTGCTGTGCGAGTCTCCGCTCTGCTGGCGCGATCCCGATACCAACGCCCTGCAACCCCGCCCGGCCGCGCCCGGTCTGCTGCTGTGCTGGCCCTGCCGCGACCGGCTCGCCGCCGACCTCGACCGGCTACCGGACATCTGCACCGACCTCGAAACCGCGCTCATGCCCGGCAGCGGCGCCGGCGGGCCGGTCGTGTCCGGCAGCCGAGAACGCCCCATGCCGATCAACAACACGGCCGCGTACGCCCGCGCCGAGATCCGGCCCGTCCTGGTCGCATGGATAGCCCTGGTGATCGAGGTCCGCGGCGTGCGCCCGCCCCGGCGCGCCGACGACCCGGCCGTGCTGTCCCGGTGGCTGCGCCGACACGTCGACTGGCTCGCCGCGTACCCGGCCGCCGGCGACGCCGCCGACGAGATCGCCGACGTCCGCCGGATCGCGTTCCGCGGCGCCTACCCGAACCCGGTGCGGCGCGTCGAGGTCGGCGCGTGCCCGTTCGCCGGGTGCACCGGCACGGTGGCCGCGATCGTGCGCGACCGCTCCGCCGTGCTGCCCTCGTCGGCGCTGTGCGACACCGACACCGGCCACGAATGGCCGATGACGGAGTGGCCACGCCTACGCCGGGAGATGCGCCGCGCCGAGACGACGCCTGTGCAGGGTGCGGCGTGAGGTGGCTCGCTGCCGACGAGGCCGCCGCGATGCTGCGCCGGGACGTGCCGGCCGTCTACCGGCTCGCCCACAAGCACGCGTGGCGGCGCTTCGTCTACAACGGACGCCGGTACTACAACCCGAGTGACGTAGAGCACACGGCGAGGATCTTGACCAGGTAGGGGCCTTGGGGAGATCGTAAACGTCAAGTTGGTGAAATCTATTCACCTCCCCGTGCAGAACCCCGCGAGAGCCCCTTTCAACGACCGCCATCGTTGATCCCGGCCGCGGGGTTCTTCCGTGTCTACGGCTCTTCCGGGCTGCGGCACGCCGAGCGCGTGGTCGCCGTCGTCCCGGTCGCACCGGGCACCACACACATCACAGAGCGCCGACAGTGGCGACCTCGTGGACGACGTGCGGCCCGCGCCCTTACTCAGATCGGAGGTGCGGCCTCATGGGTGTGAACGTCACGCCCCACTACTCCAGCGAACACGCCCGGCTCTACTGCGGCGACGCGCTCGGCGTGCTCTGCGAGATGGAAACCGGCAGCGTCGACGCCGTTATCGCCGATCCGCCCTACTCCTCCGGGGGCATGGTCCGCGGCGACCGCACCGCCAGCGTGCACACCAAATACGTCCAAAGCGACAGCATCACCGGCACCGCGCTGCCCGCGTTCGTCGGCGACACCCGCGACCAGCGCGGCTACGCCTACTGGTCAACCCTGTGGCTCACCCAGGCCATGCGGATCACCCAGCCTGGCGGCGTCGTCGCCGTGTTCACCGACTGGCGGCAACTGCCCACCGTCACCGACGCCGTGCAAGCCGCCGGCCTGGTGTGGCGCGGCGTCGTCGCCTGGTGCAAACCCAACGGCCGCCGCGTCCAAGGCCGCTTCGCCAACAACAACGAGTACCTCGTCTGGGGCACCCACGGACCCCGCCCGCTGAACGCACTGCCGTACACCCTGAACGGGCACTACGTGATCAACACTCCCCGCTCCCGGGTCCACATCACGCAGAAGCCGATCGAGCTGCTACGAGACCTCGTCCGGATCGCCCCGCCCGGCGGGACCGTGCTCGACCCGTTCGCCGGCTCCGGCTCCACCGGCGTCGCCGCGCTCGCCGAAGGTCGCCGGTTCGTGGGCATCGAAATCGACCCCTACTTCGCCGCCATCACCGCCGACCAACTCGCCGCCGCCGAGCACGAGCAGCCCGCCGCCTAGCTTTCGTCTGCGGCAACGCCAACGGCAGGGATGCCTTCCACATCGGGAGACCGATGCCTACCGGCCTCAAGGGGCGCCCATACCGACGCCTCTGCGCGCGGGTGTACGCCGAAGAATCGCACTGCTACCTGTGCGGCGGGTGGGTCGATCAGAGTCTTGACCGGCGACATCCGATGAGCCGCACGGTCGACCACGTCCGCGAGAGGCAGCTCGGCGGAGACCTCCTAGATCGAGCCAACGCGCGGCTCGCGCACCGGCGCTGCAACGGCAGCAAGGGCGCCCGCGTCCGGCATGCCCAGGCCCGTGATCACGCTGCCCTCAAACCACACGTGATCGAGCTGCACGTCGATGTATCAACGCTGTGACCAGGGGTGGGGGTCGGGAATTCGGCCATGCGGCCGGATGACCCCATGCCCAAGGGTCTCCCGTTTATCCCCCCGCGTGACCTGGGAAAACGCGCCGCCGGCACCGCGACACTGCCCCGGGGAGGTGCGCCCCGTGGCCGCGTTGCGCCTGGTTCCGGTGACCTTCAAGGTGGCATGCGAGTACGTCGACCAGCACCACAGGCACCACACCCGGCCCCAGGGCTACCGGTTCGCCGTCGGCGTGCTCGCCGGCGAACGCCTGGCCGGCGTAGCGATGGCCGGCCGGCCGGTGTCGCGGATCCTCGATGACGGCAAGACGATCGAGGTCATCCGCGTCGCCACCGACGGCACCCAGCACGCCTGCTCGATGCTCTACGGCGCGTGCTGGCGCGCAGCTCGCGCGCTCGGCTACCTCGCCGGCGTCACCTACACCCAGCTTGGCGAGAGCGGCGCGAGCCTGCGCGCGGCCGGCTGGCGCATCGACGCCGAACTACCTGCGCGACCCGGTTGGGACGCTCCCGGCCGGCGCCGCCCAACCCGAGACACCGACGGGATAGCCCGCGTGCGGTGGCGGATCGGTGTACCCGTGACGGTGCACCCCTGACGTTGCGGGGGTGCACCGTGCCACCGTTGCGCGCGTTCTCGTACGGCGGGGGTGTCCAGTCGACGGCCGCCCTGGTGCTCTCCGCCCGCGGCCGCATCGACTTCCCAGCGTTCATCTTCGCGAACGTCGGCGACGATTCCGAAGATCCGCTCACGCTCGACTACGTCGCCCGCTACGCCAAGCCGTTCGCCGCCGCGCACGGGATCGACCTGGTCGAGGTCCGACGCGACCGGCGCGACGGCACCGTTGAAACCCTGTACGGCCGGCTCACCCGGGAAGGCTCGCGCAGCCTGCCGATCCCGGTACGGATGGCCAACGGCAAGCCGGGCACCAGGTCGTGCACCGCCGATTTCAAGATCAAGCTTGTGGGTCGGTGGCTCAAAGCGCACGGCGCCCGCCCGGACCGCCGCGCGGTGGTCGGGATCGGGATCTCCCTGGACGAGATCGAGCGCGTCAACAAGCGCCGGGCCGCACCGTACGAGACGCCGGTCTATCCGCTGATCGGCGTGGGCGAGGAAACCGGGCTGCTGCTGCGCCGGCAGGACTGCGAGCGGATCATCACCGCGGCCGGCCTGCCTATACCTGCCAAAAGTGCGTGTTGGTTCTGCCCGTTTCATCGGCCGTCAACGTGGGCGGAGATGCGACGCGATCGCCCCGAACTGTTCGCCCGGGCGTGCGACCTGGAAACGCTGCTCAACGAGCGGCGCGACATGCTCGGCCGTGATCACGTGTATCTGACCCGGTACGCGCGGCCGTTGGCCGACGCGATCCCCGCGGCCCAAGCCATGCTGCCGATCTTCGACGTGTCCGAACTGGACGATGCGGTCTGCGACAACGGCGCATGTTTCACGTGAATCCCGACGCCATCCCGTGCTTTCCCCGGTCTATGTCGATGGGTGGTGATGCTTCGTGACGGCACCTGTTCCCCGGCCGCCGGACCGGCTTGAGTTCCGTGGCCTGTCGCTGTGGCTGGAAGTCACGGCCGGCCCGGGCCGGCTCGGCCCGATCGAGCTGGCGCTGTTGACCGAAGCGTGTCGCATCGTTGACCGGCTCGAACGGCTCGACCAGTTCCTCGCCGGTACCGGGACCGAATGGGTGCGCCTCGCGGAGGAGATCGAGGGCCGCGGCGAGGTGGCCATCGTGGTCGACCAGGCGCTCGGCGAGGCCCGCCAGCAGGCCGGCCGGCTGACCAGCATCGCCGCCGAGTTGCGGCTACGCACCGCCGGATCCGCGGCGGGTGTCGGCAGACCCGCGCCGCCGGCGCCCGGCCCGGCGGAGGTGCCTACCGGTGTCGCGAGCATCCTTGGCCGCGCCCGCGGCCGCACCGCCGCCGGCTAAGCCGCGCGTCCTGCTGGTTCCGCCGTACGTCGCGAGCCGGCATGGTCAGGACGCGATCGATCTGGCTGCGGCCGCCGGGATCCCCCTGGATCCCTGGCAGGCCGACATCGTGCGCGACATGCTCGGCACCGATGCCGCCGGCCGCTGGGCAGCTTTCGAGGTCGCGGTCTGGATCTCAAGGCAGAACGGCAAGGGTGCCATCATCGAGGCGCGCGAGCTGGCCGGGCTGTTCCTGCTCAGCGAGAAGCTGATCCTGCACAGCGCCCACGAATACAAGACCGCCATGGAAGCGTTCCGGCGCATCGTGGCCTGTCTGGGCAAGCTCGGCCGCAAGATCTCCGAAACGCTCTACGAGGTCGACGGCCCGCCCGACGACCAGGGCAACCCGACCGTCATCCGCGTCAAGGTCAACAACACCAACGGTGAGGAAGGGCTCGAACGGCTCGACACCGGCCAGCGACTCCGCTTCATCGCCCGGTCGAAAGGCTCCGGCCGCGGTTTCTCCGGTGACCTGATCATCTTGGATGAGGCGTTCGCCCTCACGCCGGAGATGATCGAAGCGCTGATGCCGACGATGTCGGCCCGCGAGAACCCGCAGATCCTTTACGCGAGCTCGCCACCGCTGAGCTACGAAAGCGGCACGGTGATGTTCGGGCTGCGCGAACGAGGCGAGCCTGAGCCCGACCCGGACACCCCGGACGCGCCGCTGCCGGCGCCGGGCGCTGAACTGCTTTACGTCGATTTCGGGCTCGCTGGCGATCTCGACCATCTCGCGCACGCCGACGGGTGCCCGGTCGACTGCACCCGCCCCGAGGTCGATCTCGACGACGAAACGAACTGGCGGGCCGCGAATCCGGCGTACGGATACCGGATCTCGACCCGGTTCACGCAGCGCGAACGCCGAGCCATGACCGACGTCGGATTCGCCCGCGAACGACTCGGCATCTGGCCCGCGAAGATCGCGAAGAAGGACCCGCCGCCGATCGAGCCGCGGATCTGGGTGGCCATGTGCGACCCGACCAGCCGCCGCAAGCCGGGCAGCGCCGTAGCGCTCGGCCTGGACGTGACGCCGATGCGCGACCGCGCCGCGATCCTGCTCTATGGCGTGCGCGACGACGGACTCGGCCACCTGCAAGTGATCTCGTATGCGGCCGGCGTCGATTGGGTTGTTGCCCGTTTGGTCGAGCTCAAGGCCCAGCTCGACCCGGTCGCCATCGGGCTCGATGCGGCCGGCGCCGCCGGCGCGTTGCTCGACCGGCTCAAAGAGGTCGGCATCATCACCGCCGCCGAGCGGGAACGGCAGCGCCTCGCCGATGGTTTCGCTCATCGGGCCGAGGTGCCGCACACCCGCGGCGACATCTACGTGCCCACGGCCCGCGAAGTCGGGCAGTGGTGCGGGCAACTCGTCGACGACGCCCGGGCGCTGCGGCTGCGGCACCGCAACGACCCGCCGCTCAACGACGCGGTCAACGGCGCGAAGTTCCGGCCGCTGGGTGATGCGGTCGCGTGGGGCCGCAAGCTCGCCACCTCCGACATCAGTCCGCTTGTGGCCGGCACCAACGCCCGCGGCGCCTACTACGCGGTGATCGACCAGCTCGCCACGGACTACGACCCCGAGGTCTACCTCGTGTGATCCGACGGGAGGCGAATCGGTGGCGTTGCTCGATCGGCTCCGCAAGGCGTACGCCGCGCGCCGCACCGCCGGCGCCGATCGGCGCGCTGGCCGGCAGGCATGGGCCGGCATGTTCCAGACCTACGGCGAACCGAACGCCGAGCGGATCGTGTCCAGTTACGTCGATCTCGCGGAGAAGGCGTACGCGGGCAACGCCGTGGTGTTCGGCGTGGCTCTGGCGAGGATGTCGCTGTTCACTGAGGCTCGCGTCGCGTTCCGGTCCCGCGCCGACCGCAAACTCTCGCGCACGCCGGCGCTGGAACGCCTCGAAAAGCCGTGGCCCAACGGCACTCTCGCTGATCTGTTGGGCCGGATGGAGCAAGACGCCACCCTCGCCGGCAACGCCTACATACGCGATGCCGGCGACCAGCTCGAACGGCTGCGCCCGGACTGGGTGACCATCGTGTCCGAGGTCGACGAGACCGACGACGGCCACCAAATCCGGCGGGTGCTTGGCTTCGTTTACGACCCGGTCGGCGATCCCGATAGGGACATCGACTTCTACGCCGTTGACGAGGTCGCGCACTGGGCGCCGATCCCCGACCCGCTCGCATTCTGGCGGGGCATGTCGTGGCTCACCCCCGTGGTCGGGGAGATCAACGCTGACAAGGCAATGACCGCGCACCGCGAGACGTTCTTCAAGAACGCTGCGACCCCGAACATGGTCATCAAGTACACCGGCAAGCTCACCCGCGAGCAGGCCGAGCGGATCGGTGACCGTATCGCGGCCCGGCACGCCGGTCCTGGCAAGGCCGGCCGGACGCTGATTCTCGACGAGGGAGCCGACCTGCAAGTGGTCGGCGCGCAGCTCAGAGACGTGCAGTTCGATGAACTGCAATCGGCCGGCGAGAACAGGGTCGCCGTGGCCGGTCAGGTCCCCGCAATTGTGGCCGGGCTCAAAGAGGGCTTGGACTCGGCCGCCTGGTCGATGTACCGGCAGGCGCTCCGGCGGTTCGCGGATCAAACCATGCGCCCGTTGTGGCGTAGCGCGTTCGCCGCCCTGGCGGTGCTCGTTGACGTGCCGGACGGCGCCGAACTGTGGTTCGACGTCTCCGACATCGCTGCGTTGCAGGAGTCGGAGCAGGAGGCCGCGCAGACCGCGCAGACCAACGCCGCAACCCTGTCGACGCTGCTGACCGCTGGTTTCACCGCAGAGTCCGCGGTGGCGTACGTCGCCAGCGGTGACCTGTCCCTGCTGGATCACTCCGGGCTGTACTCCGTACAACTGCGCCCACCCGGCGAACAGGAACCGGCCCCGGCCGGATCCGCCCCGGCACCCGATGATGCCGAACGGCCGGCGGCCCCCGCCGATGCGCCCGGCCCGGCCGACACCGACGAGCAGGACGCCGACGACGACCCGGCCGGCGACATGCGCCGGGCGTGGCCGGTCGACGAACTCGATTTCGAGCTCGAATTCATCGAACTGCTGCGCGGCTGGGAACCGAACTTGCACCCGCGCGATCACCGCGGCCGGTTCCGCAAGGTCATGAGCTCCGACGTCGGCGAAAACCTGTTCCCGCTGACCAAGCCGAGCACCCGCCGGCTCGACCAACTGGTCGACGACTTTGGCCGCGAGGAAAACCCCGACGATCGAGCCTGGCAACCCATCGTCGACGAATACGAGCGCCGTGAGGCCGAAGAGAACGCCCGCAACGACCGGATCAGCGCCGCCGTCGACGCCGGCGACGACTACCTCGACGCGTACGCACGTGAGTACGGCCTGGACGCCGAGAAGCTGCGCCACAAAGAGCGCATGAGCCTGCTCGACGCCGAGCGTTTCGCCGGCGAGACCCGACGCCAAGCCGTGCGCCGGCTCTATGACGAGTGGATCTATCTGCGCTACCTCAAGGCCGAAGCAGAAACCCGCGGAATCATGGTCACCAAAGCCGGATTCGTCGCCGGCATCGATCCGATCAGCCTGTTTTCCGGCCCACCTCAGCGCGCCCGCAAGTGGGCCAGCGAGGAACTGATGCGCTGGTGGGCCGACAACGGCCGCGTGACCTTCACCGAATTCGCGTTCACCACCTACGGCATCGGCAGCAAGCGCGCGGCCGAATCGGCACGGCTGTCCGGCAACGGCCGAGATTTCGGAGTGTGACCGGTGGCGTTGACGACCGACATCGAGGCCGCGGCCGAAGCTGGCCGGGCGGCCGGTGCCGCCGGCGAAACGGCGACCGCGTGCCCATACGCCGCACAGAACACTCCCCGTGAACGGGCGTGCGCCCGGGCATGGGTGCGCGCCTACTTGCACGCGCGGCCGCCAGCGGCCGGCGTCGTCGACTACGACGGCGCCGACGAGCACCCGGTCGACGAGCCCGGCGAGCAGGCCGCAACGATCGGCCGACACCTGCCGGGCCGGCACAACCAGAAGACCCACGGCAACCGGTACAACACCCCGGGCGACAAGAGTTCAGGGTTTCGCCGGGTGGTCGAACACGCGACACATGCCGCCGAGCATGCCGGCCGGCGCCGTACCCAGGTACGCGCCGAACCGTCGGGGCACGACCTAGCCCAGTTCGCCGGCATACCCGCCGACGAGGTGATCAAAGGCCGCAACCTGTACTCCGGGCACCACCACGACGACAGGCAGCTCCGGCAGGCTGCGGCGGAGTTCCGGTTCGACCCGGACGCCCCGGGCGCCCTGGCGCGGTATCTCGACGAACACGCGGCCGCAGTCGCCGACAACGCCGAACGCAAGGCAACCGCACCCCACAACGCGCGCCACACCCGGATGCCGAAGCTCGCCGCGTCCGACCCGGCCGTGTTCGGGGCGCTGGTCGCATGGCAGGACGCCGAACGGCGAAGTTGGCTGTCATCCGCCCCGCGCACCCTGCCGGCCACCCAGGAAGACGGCATCCGGCACCGGCAGAAACACGAAGCGGCCGAAGCCGACGCGAAGACGGCTGAGGCGGGGCTCGGTGCGGCGGTCGAGCAGGCCCGCAACGACGACTCCCACTGGCGACGGCGTGTCCTCGAGGACGACGTCGGCGACGACCGGTTCGTCAACGCCCTACCGGCGGTCCCGGATGAAAGCAGCGTGCGGACGGTGTTCGATCGGCTCACCGAGCCGATCCCGCGCGACACGCCGCCGGCGGTCCGGGCCGCCGCTGAGGCGCACCGCACCGCCCGGATCGAGCAGGAGGTAGCCGAAGCCCTCGACCGGTGGCTTGGCGACCGGATCGACTACCGATTCGGCTCCCGCGACCTGGACGAGGCAACCCCCGCCCAACGCGAAGCGCTGCGCCTGGAAACGCTGCGCTTGTACGAGCAGCGTGACCAGGCCCGGGAGCGGGTACGCGCCGCCGGCATGGCCACCACCAGCGCGGCCAACGCTGAAACTGCCGCCCGGGAGGCCGAACAGCGCGCCGATCAAGAGGAAGGCGAGCAGGTGGTCGCCGAGATCCGCGACCGGCTCGGCGCCCTGCCCGACGGCGACGTCACTGCCAGGGACGCGGGCAAGGCGATGCGCAAGGAACTCGGCATCCCATCGGCGACCGCGCTCAAGAAGGCCGAACGCGGCAGCGACCACCAGGCCCGACTACGTGCCTATGCCGGGCAGAGCGTGATTCGGGAGGCCGAAGAGGTGGCCCAGTTGCGCACCGCATTGGCCAACAACCGCGCCCAACTTGAGCAGATCCGGCAGCGCCTCGCCCGCGGCGGACTCCGCCCGGGCGTACGCGCGGCATTGATCCGGATGGCGCTGCGCTTCGAGGCCCTCATCGGCAACAACCTCGCCAGCATCACCCACCACGAGCGGAACCTCGCCGACGCCCGCGACCGCTGGTTCGAGGAGGTGTGATGCAGACCTATGACCGCACGTTCGCCCTGGAAGGCATCGAGATCCAGCGCGGCGGCGACGGGCGCACGGTGGAGGCGTACGCCGCCGTTTTCGACGTCCCGACCGAAGTCCGCGACCAACACGGCCACTACTTCGAGCAGATCGACCGGACGGCGTTCAACCGCACGCTCTCCCATGGACTCGATCGCATCAGCGTGATCTACAACCACGGCGTCAACCCGACCACCGGCCGGGCCGACGCGCTGCTGAGCGTGCCGATCGCCCGGGCCGTCGACGTCCGCGTCGACGGCCGCGGGCTGCGCACCGTCAGCCGGTACAACCGCGGTCCGGTCGCCGATCAGGTACTCGAATCGATCAAGAACGAAGAGATCCGCGGACAGTCGTTCCGTGGCCGCGTGTTCCGGTCGAACCCCAACGGCCGGATCCCCCGGCCCACGCCGGGCGAACCACTGCCCACCGTCGTGCGCCACGAACTCGGGCTCTCCGAGTACGGGCCAACGCCGCGCCCGGTCTATGAGGGCGCCGGCATCATCGCCGTCCGCTCGGTTACCGAGCTCGCCGACGAGCTCGCCGCCCTGGACCCCGACGCCCGCGCGGAGCTGATCCGCGCGCTCTCCACGGCCACGCCCGAGCTGGCCCCGGCCGTGGACACCGCCACTCCCACCCCGGGACTCGGCGCCGAAGCCTCGCCCGATGGGCGCGCTGGTCGGTACGCCATCCGCCGGGCACGTATCGCCCTGGCCGCCCGAACGGGAGCACCCGCACGTGAAGCACCGCAAGCCGGAGCTCATCCGTACTGACATCAAGGCACTCGGCGAGGAACTGACCGCGCTCGGCGAGCTCGCCGAGCCCACCGACGACGACGTCACCCGTGCCACCACCGGCATCCCCGAAGAGTTCGACCGCCTCGAGGCCGAGCTCGCCGCGAGCGAGAAGGCCGCAGTCGACCGCGAGCGCATCATCAGCCGCGCCGCAGAAATCAGCAACCGGGAGGACGGCGACGGCGCCCGGCGCCCGGACACCCGCCGGCGCGGCGCCCCGCACATCCGCCGGTCCACCGAATCCATCTTCGCCGGGCTCGACCTGGTCCGGTCCGGCCGGTTCGACGACGGCGACGTCATCGAGCGCGCGCAATACGTCATCGACCGGGCGCCGCGGCACCTGTCCACCGAGGGCCGCGAGAAGGCCGAACGCCTCGTCACCGTCGACCCGGGCGACCGTAGCCGGCAGGCTGCGCTGATCGCCCGGCACATCCTGTGCACCGGCGGCGATGACTACGCCGAAGCGTTCCGCGCCTACATGGAGACCGGTTTCCCCGACGAGGTGCTGCGCGCCACCATGACGCTCGCCCCGGCGTCCGGCGGCTACCTCGTGCCCTTCACCCTCGATCCGAGCATCGTGCTCAGCAACGCGGGCATCGTCGATCCGCTGCGCCGGATCTCCACCGTCAAGACCATCGCCACCGACGATTGGAACGGCGTCACCTCCGCCGGCGTGAGCACCGCGTGGACCGCCGAGGGGCAGGAGATGACCGACGGGTCACCGACCTTCGGTCAGCCGACGATCACCCCGAAGCGGGCCGACGCGTGGGTTGAAGGCACCTACGAAATGCTCGCCGACACGGGTTTCGCCTCCGAGCTCGGCCGGCTGCTGGCCGACGCCAAGCAGATCCACGAGGGGCAGGCGTTCGCCACCGGCAACGTCGGCGCGACCCGGCCGCGCGGTGTGGTCGCCAAGGTGGCCAGCGTCGCCGGATGCCTCGTCCCGGCCGCGGCCAACGGCGCGCTCGCTCAGGCCGACGTGTACGCCGTCAGCGACGCGCTACGGCCCCGCGACGCCGACAAGGCCGTGTGGCTCGCCAACAAGCGGATCTACAACAAGATCAAGCAGCTCGACACGTCTGGCGGTTCGGCGTTCTGGGCCAACATGGGCGTCGGCCGGCCGAGCCAGTTGCTCGGCGCCGACAACTACGAGGCGTCCAGCATGACCGGCACCATCGCCGCCGGCGCAAACGTGCTGCTCGCCGGCAACTTCGAGATGTTCTACATCGTCGACCGCATCGGCATGAGCGTGCAGTACGACCCGATGCTCAAGGGCGCCAACGGCCGCGCCAACGGCAAGGCCGGATGGGCGGCGTTCTGGCGCGTCGGCGCCGACGTCGTCGACCCGGACGCGTTCCGCCTGTTGCAGCTCGCGACGGCGCCCGCGGTGGCGGCGCTCGGCTAACCGGGCCGTCGACGGCAAACGGTCCGCGTACGGCGGGCCGTTCGCCGGACAGCTTACTGGTGCGGACCAGGTTAAATACGCTTCATGGGCCAGCCTGTCAAGCGTCAGTCCAAAACGCTACGGATGTATTCGACTCGGCCTTTAACAGCCGCACGGAACGCTTTACCCGAGGCAGTGGCCAGCGGTTCTGCGTACGATACCCGGCCCGCGTCATCGACGCTCGTGGTGATGAACCAGCCAGCCTGGTAGATATTGTCTCCAATGAAGCGTTTCAGCATCTCTTGATACCGCTGGTTATACGACATCCCTCTGAAGGCTTGGTCTGCGGGAAAGAGTGCGTCAATCGGACGATTGGGGCGCTCGGTCTCCGCGTCCTCGCGGAGCACGAACACGTAACCCAGCCACGGTGGCACATCACCATAAGCCGCAAAGTTCTTCTGTGCCGCCCACGTGTCAGTGCCGGTACCGAGGGCTTCCTCGAACCGGTTATTGATGTTCTTGCCGACACTTCCGACCTGGCTCTTGAATTCGAGCGCCGCAACAAGAGAATCCTTGTAGTAAACAGCCATGTCCCACCGCTTGCGCGCCCGGTAGTAGCCCGGTAGGTAGGGCTCGAAGTGGATAGACCGCTCTGACATTCCGTGCTCGACGAAGATGTCCGCTACAAGGACGCGAATACTGTCCATGTGCCCACCGGCGCGGGCCGCACCACCTGCCACTCCACCATCTGCCAGGTTGGCAATCTGGTTTGCACGTTTGGTCCAAAATAGGGATACGGCGGCCTCTGTCGGATCTTCGGGCGCGCGGTCAGGCAAGATCGTACTCCTTGAGATCGATGGCGTACGCGGCTGCTGCCGCATGGGTCGCCGCGTCGACGTCCCGGTCCCGGAACGCGGCACGTAGAGAATCTGCGGTGTCAACGTCGATGCTGTCCGGGTGAGGCACTCTAATACGCTTGAGGTACTGGGCTTGAAAGCGGAGAGTGCCGCCGCGCATTTTCACGCAGTAGGCCTCGATGAAAGCTTGAGAGATTCGAGACAAGAGAATGCCGCCGAGGACTTCCAAGTCCCAGGCATCAGAGACAACGTAGTACAAGTTGTGGTGTGGGTAGTGGCCACCCTGTTCGAGTACTGGATGGATCGTTGTCTTCATGTCCTGGAGAAGAAGTTTGGGTCTGCCGGTGAGGCCTGCTTGCACTTTGTCGATTGTGCGGTACCAGGACAATCGATCCTTCTTCGCTACAAATCTCTCACGCAGGCTAGGGTGACTGGAAAAGTGGGCTGCCATCCGAGGGTAGTCGGCAAGGGGCACAAGGGATCCATCCTCCGCCCACGGATTAATTAGATAGTTGCCCTGCCAATCGAACGTGCCAGACATAAGATCACGGCGCATCGCTAAAGGGAGAACGCGCTCTGGTTCAACAACCGAGGGATCCCGAGTGATGAACACCTTGTCCGCGCCTGTCGCGACACCGATGGAGACCTTGGTTCCTGCGGTCGGATCATGAAGCGGGCCGAAAGTGTCGTTGAGGTGCTCAATAAGCGCCAGACGGGCAGGGGAGCCGGTGGGCCACAGCTCGCCGCCATCGAACCAGTGCGGGAGCCGATGGGCTTTCACTCCGAAATCGGAGAACTCCTTAACCGCCTCATCCCGGGCGGCTTTCACAAGAGCAGATGCGGTGGCGGCCCCGAAATCGGCAGTCGTGTCAGCGACGAAGACGGATGACTGCGCATGGTTGCCAAGCACCGTGATTGCCGGGTATGCCGACACCTGGGCCTCGAACGCGTCAACGTCATGCATCGTCCAGACGTTCTCGACTGCGTAGTGGCTCGCCACGAACTCTCGCAAGCCGGCACCGTACTGGTTGCGCATCCAGCGATCGGCACAGATGAAGCCGACCGTGCCTCCAGGCTTTAGTAGCCGTAGTGACCGCTCGATGAACCCCACATAGATGTCGCCTCGACCACGCATTGTGGGCCATCTGCTGCGATACAGAGCGGCAAGATCGTCCGAGAGATCATCGTAGCGAATATACGGCGGATTTCCGATGACAACGTCAGCATCATTTCCGCTGATGTCGGCAAGCAGGAAGTCGTCATGCGTTACCCACTCCCGAGCCAACGCCTCCGCCGCAGACGGGGAGGTACCGGCTGTCAGCAGCAAACTTCGGCAAAGCGCTCGGCTGGCGTCCACGTGCTCAAGTTGGAGATCATAAGCACGGATGGCCCCACCAAGGTCCGTGAGATCGCGTCCATTTACCTTGGCGCTCACGATGAGGCGCTCAATGGCGGGGCCGAGGAACGCGCCGGAGCCACACGACGGCTCTACCAGACGCATAGAACCGAGATCATGATCTGTAGTGAACCCGGTAAGATCAAGTAGAGCTTCGACCACCCACCGGCGTGTGAAGACTTCGCCGTAGTTTCGGATGTGGGGAGCTGCAAGAGTCACGGACCGACCTTAGATGACTGCTCCTGGTCTCCCAACGGTGACGCAGCCCAAAATTCGGTCCAAAGCGCCACCCGTCCATGTCACCCGGACATCGAGCTGAGTCCAGAACCGCCCAGATCTAGCGCTACAAGACAGGACCGGTCAACCCCGAGGGCCGCAGATGTCGGCCCATGACCAGACGCCCATTTCTGCTCCCATCCACGCGTGCCGGCACATGACGCCGTCACGCTCGTGGGTTAGCTCGTCGCGCTGGTCGATGCCTTCATTGCCGAAGACACGGCGGGGCCTAGCCGCCCATCGCACGTTCCCGACTCCTGCGCCACGGTGCCAGGTCATAGGCCGCAATGCGGCCATAGCGATGTGCGACCCACCGACGGGGGTCACCCCTCCTGCGCCCGATCGGAAGGACCACGCATGCCCGATTCCGTGCCCACTGTCCGTGCCCACGTGACCGCGTTCGTCGGTTTGCCCGATGGCCGGGAATCGCGCGTCGAGCGTGGCGCCGAGTACCCGGCCGACGACCCGATCGTGTCCGGCTGGCCGGATCTGTTCACCACACGGCCGGCCGCCGTACCGGTCGAACCCGTCGGCGACGACCCGCCGGCCGACGACCCGCCGGCCGACGAAGCACCGGCCGGCGAAGTACCGGCGGAACCGATGCGGCAGCGCCGCCGCGCCCGGACGGCGGGGCAGGCCGATGGCTGACCCGGTGCTGTATTACCCGCTTCAACTGCTCAAGCTCGGTATGTCCGCCGGCCCGGACACCGGCCGTGAAGCGTTGCTCGTCAACGCGCTCGAATCCGCTTCCCGTGCGGTGGAGACCTATTGTGGTAACCGGATCTTCTACCGGAGCGCGCTGACCGCGTTGTCGTTGCGGGTGCGTGGCCGGGTGGTCGAGTGCGACGACGGCGACGAACTGCTCGTGCCGGACCTGGCGGCCCCGCCGACCCTGGTGGAGATCCGTACCGGCCGCGGCGGCGAGTGGAAACCGGTCACCGCGTACGACGTCGAACCGGGCGACGCGCTGATCTTCGACCGGCCGGCCCGGTTACTGCTGGCCGGCCCCGCGGCATGGGGTTTTGACCGCGTGCGGATTACCGCCGAGTGGGGATGGCCGGCCGTGCCGGCTGACATCCGCGAGGCAACCAAGCTCCTCGCGACCCGGCTCTACCTACGCAAAGACAGCCCGGACGGGACCGCGGGTGTGGGCGAGTGGGGACCGGTTCGGGTCGCCGCGAGCGATCCCGACGTGCGCGCCCTGCTTGAGCCGTTCCGCCTCGAATCGGCCGGCTGAAAGGGGGCGCGCGTGGACTACTCCGCTATCGCTGCCGGTCTGGCCGCGGCCGCGGCCGGCTGCACCTACCCCGGCCCGGACGGCACACCGCGGCACCTGCTAGCGCACGGATGGGCGCCGGAACATGTCGACCCGCCGAGCTTTGAGGTCGGCGAGATCGCCATCGACGGCGACCAGAGTTTCAGCGACGACACCGGCAGTGCGATCGAGACCGGTCTGATCACCTGCCGTGTCTACGTCGCCCGCTCCGGTGCCGCGGAAGCCGCACACGAACTGTTGCGGCTGTTGCTGCGTTCGCACGGCCCGAGTTCGATCAAGGCCGCGTTGGAAGCCGACCGGACGCTCGGCGGTGTCGTTGACGCGCTGGTCGTCGAGCGCCGTACCGGTTACGGCATGTACGACGTCGCCGGCGTCACCTACTACGGCGCCCGGTTCGAGGTGCGCGTTTGGGGGCGGAGCGGCTGATGCCCGACGTGCTCATCGACGCCAGGATATTCGGCAACGGCGTCAACTTCTCCGGCCGGTCCAACAAGGTCGAGCTGTCCATTGAGGCCGAAGAGTTCGACGCCACCGTGTTCGAGCCGGACAACCCTGCCGATGCCGGGTGGCGCGCCCGGCGCGGCACGGTGCTCGACTCCAAGGCCGCGTTCTCGGGATTTTGGACCGCGGGCGACCCCAGCAAGGTCGACAACGCGCTGTGGTCGCAGCTCGGCACCGTCAACGCCTGGTCGTTCGTGCGCGGCAAGGGTGCCCCCGGCGATATCTGCTGGTTCACCCAAGCGCTCACCGCGAAATATCAGGTGTTCGGCGACTACGGCAAACCAGCCCCGTTCGACGGCGCGATCTCCGGATCGTGGCCGCTGATCCGCGGCACCGTCGCCCATCCACACACCACCGCGCGCAGCGCCAACGGCGCCGGCGTCGACGTGCCGTTCACCGGCGCCGTCCCGGCCGGCCAATACCTGTATGCCGCGCTGCAAGTGGTCAGCGTGGCCGGCACCGCGACGCCAACCCTGTCGGTTGTCGTCGAGTCCGACAGCGTCGCCGGTTTCACCGCGCCCGTGCAGCGCCTCGCGTTCGCGCCGGCCACGGGCATCGGCGCCCAGGTGGCGCGCGTCGCCGGCCCGTTCACCGACACGCATTTTCGCGTGCGCTGGACGGTCGCCGGCACTTCCCCCTCATTCCTTTTTTGCGGCGCGCTTGGCGTCGCGCCCGCGTAAGGAGGCCCCCGCGTGCCTACCGGCATCCTGGTCCTGACCAACTGCTTGATCGAGCTCGGCGGAACTACCGGGCTCGCGTCCAAGGCATCCAAGCTCGAAATGCCGATCGAGTCCGACGAACTCGACGTCACCGTATTCGGCGGAGTGTGGAAGCGGCGCACGGGCGGTTTACTCGACGGCAAGGTCAACGCCGGATTTTTCAACGACTACACCGGCGGTGACCTGGACGAAAAGATGTGGAATTGGGTTATCGGGCGCGTCCCGATCCCGTTCGCCGTGCAGCCCGACGCCGGCGCCGTCGGGCCATCCAACCCGCGATGGACAGGCTTCGTCTTTCCGAAGGGCTACTCCGCGATCGCCGCGGACGTCGGTGGCGTCAACAAGTTCGATATCTCGTGGGCCACGTCCGGCGCGATCGCTCGGGCGACGTCCTGATGCGCGCTGAGGTCGCGATCGTCGGCACCGGATCCGATGCCGCCGTGTCGCTCGATGGCGTCCCGGTGCCGGCCGGCATCCTGTCCGGCGTCGACCTGCGCGCTGCGCCGGGCCGGCCCCCGCGGCTGGAGCTGCGGTTCGTGGTCACCCGGCGCGCCAACCTGGAGCTCGGCGACGCCGAGGTTGTTGTCGACGCGGCCACGGCCGCGGTTCTCACGTCGCTCGGCTGGACCCCACCCGCGGCCCCCGGCGGGTAGCCGATGCCGGCCGGCTACACGACCGACCTGCCCGACGCGCTCGCCCGGCTCGCCCGGGCGCTAGAAACCGAAGGATCCGCGCGGTTTCGCCGGCAGTTGGCCCGCAACCTCAAACAGGCGGCCGACCCCGGCGCGGCCGCGGTCCGTGCCCGGGTGATGGCCATCCCCTCGCGCGGCGGCCCCCGCCGTGGCGGCAGCATCCGCCGCGCCATCGCCCAGGCCGTACGCGTCGACGTGCTGCTCGCCGGCAAGACCACCGGTGTACGGATCGCCATCGGCAAGAACACCATGCCGCGCGGCTTCCACAACGCGGCGAAACGCTTCAATCAGCGCACCTTTCGCCGCCCGGTGTACGGCCGCGGGGAGGTCACCCAGCGCGGACAGCCGTACTTCGAGAACACCCTCCAGGCCGGCCGGCCGCGCTACGCCGCAGCCTGTCACGAGGCCATGGATGACATGGCCGACCGCATCGCTTCCCGCATCCACTGAAAGAGGTCCCGCGTTGCTGCTCACTTACCACCCCGCCGGGCAGGAGACGCCGGAGGTCTTCGAGTTCCGGTTGCAGACGCTGCGGTCGCCGGAGATCGAGGCCATCGAGCGGCGTACCGGCATGGACTACGGCACCGACTACCGGGAACGGCTACTCAAGGGCAACATGCTCGCCCGCCGGGCGCTGCTGTGGACGTTCCTGCGGCGCCGGCACCCGTACTTGAAGTTCGACGAGGTCGAGGTCGCCGACGGGGAGCTCATCCTGTCCATGGATCTCGGCGAGCTCGCCGAGCAGCGCGCCCAGGTGCTCAAGCTCGCGCAGGCCGGTGCCGTCGACCCTGACGACGTCGACCTGGCGCTCGCCGCGATCGACATGCAGGTCGCCGAGTGGCGCGCCGAGCACCCCGACGACGTCGTTGACGTCGGCCCGGTGCGCGACGACGACGAGATCACCGGGGGCGACGAGCAGCCGGTCGCCGGCGCGGCCGGCCCGGGAAAAGCCCCTTCGCTGACCTGGTCGCCCGGTACTGGATCGCGATAGCCGAAACCCTGCATATCCCGCCGTACCGGCTTTCCGAGCTGACCTACGAGCAGGTGTTGCAGGCCGTCGCCTACATCGACGACCTACGCGCCAAAGCCGACCAGCAAGCGGCGGCCGACAACTGAACACGCGGGGGTGATCGTGGCGGATACCTCCCTGCTGTTCAACATCATCGGCAAGGACCGGGCGTCCGGCGTCGTCGAGAACGTCAGCCGCCGCGTGCGCGCGGCGTCGCTACTCGCCGCGGCCGCCCAACTGGCGCTAGGCGCCGCGTTCGCATCTGCGGCCGCGCACGCCGTCGGACTGGCGTCCGCGGTGGCGCCAGCGATCAGCCTGCTCGGTCTGCTGCCGTCGATCGGCGCGGCCGGCGTCGCCAGCGTGCTCACGCTCGGCATGGGCTTTTCCGGCATGGCTGCCGCGCTCAAGAGCACCGGCGCGGCCGGCGGCGGCGCCGGCCGAGTACTCGGCGACGTCGCCGGCGCCGAGCGCCGCCTCGCCCAGGCCCAGCGCGACGCCAAGACCGCCCAGGAAGCACTCAACACCGCGCGCAAGGAAGCGGCCGACCGCATCGCGTCCTACCGCGACCAGGTCGAGGGCGCCCAACTCGACGAGGAATCGGCCACCAACGCGCTCGCCGATGCCCGTAAGCGGCTCGAAGAGGCGTCGATGATGACCGGCCCGGACGCGGCCGACGCGTACCGCGATGCCGAACTCGCCGTCCGGCAACAAGAGTTCGCGCTCGATCAGGCCAAGAAGCGAACCCAGGAACTCAAGAACGAGCAGGCCAAGGCCACCCGCGACGGAGTCGAGGGAAGCGACGAGGTCAAGCAGGCCAAGGACCGCGAACGCGCCGCCCTCGAACAGGTCAAAGCAGCTCAGGAAGCGCTCAACCGGGCACGCCAGGGCGCCGGCGGCGGAGGCGGCGGCGTCAACGCCCAAGCCGCGGCCCTGGCCAAGCTCGCCCCCGCGGCGCGCGCGGTCGTGCTGACGCTCTTGCAGCTCAAACCGGCGTGGGACGGCGTAACCCGCTCCGTGCAGAACCGGTTTTGGCAGGGTGCCGCCGCGGATCTGCGCATGCTGTCCGGGGCCTATCTGCCGGTCGCCCGCACCCGCCTAGTCGAGCTTGCCGGCAGCTTCAATCTGGCCGGCCGGGAGTCCGCGAAGCTAGTCGGCTCCCGCCGGTTCGTTGCCGACGTCAATGCGACGCTCGGCAATACCAACCGGGCGGCCGGCATCCTGGCCCGGGCGGTCGCGCCAATCATCTCCGCGTTCCGCACCTGGGGCGTAGTCGGCTCGGCCTACCTGCCCGAGATCGCCGGATGGGTGCTACAGCTGGCGAACCGGTTCAACCGCTGGAGCACCGCGGCCCGCGACTCCGAGCGCATGGCCGGATGGTTCCGCAACGGCACCACCGCTATCCGACAGCTCGGCACGATCGCCGGGAACACGATCGGCATCGTTGCCGCGCTGCTGCGCGGCGGCGGAGCCGACTCCGGCCGGACGCTGCTGGCCACCCTCACGGCGATGACCGGCAGGCTCCGGGCGTTCCTCAACTCCACCCAGGGACAGGCGAAGATCTCCGCGTTCTTCGCCGGGCTCCGCGTGATCCTGTCGAGCGTCGTCAGCCTGTTCCCGATCCTCGCGTCCGGCGTCAGCAACTTCGCCACCTCCGCGACCACGGCCGACGGCGCCGGCGGATCCCTCGCCGACACCCTGAACGTCACCCGGGTCGCGTTGGGGTTTCTGGCCGGCCACACCGGCGCGCTCGCCGAGCTGCTGCCGTACGTCGCCGGCGGCTTCCTGGTCTACAAGGCAAGTCAGGTCGCCGCGAACACGGCCGCGGCGGTCGGCATCCCGCTCAGGATCGCTGAGGTTGCGGTGCATTGGCGGCTGTCCAGTGCGCTCCGGGCCAACACAGCGGCGATGACGTCGGCCACCGCATCGACCGGGGCGAACACCGCGGCGACCGGTGCCAACACGGCGGCCGGCAACATCGGCGTGGTGGCCCGCATTCGCGGGACGGCCGCGCTGGTCGCCCAGCGCGCCGCGCTGGTGGCCACCACGATCGCCACCCGCGCGGCGACGGCCGGTCAGTGGCTGCTCAACATCGCGATGTCCGCCAACCCCCTCGGGCTGATCGTCATCGCGATCGTTGCGGTAGCGGCCGGCCTCTATCTGCTGTGGACCCGATCGACCACGTTCCGGCGGATCGTCACCGGCGCGTTCAACGCCGTGTGGTCCGCCGCGCGGGCCGGCTGGAGCTGGGTACGCGTCAACTTCCCGCGGTTCTACCACATGATCGCCGACCCGATCGGGCGCGGGATCACGTGGGCGCGCGGCCGCTGGGATTCCTTCGTCGGGTTCGTGCGTAACCTGCCGGGCCGGGTGTCGAGCAGCTTGTCGGGCATGTGGGGCGCGCTGCGCTCCGGTTTCCGCAACGCGCTCAACTACGTGATCGGGCTCTGGAACAACTTCTCGCTCACGCTCGGCGGCGGCTCCGTGCTCGGCATGAACATCCCATCCGTCACCCTCAACACCCCCAACATCCCGTACCTGGCCACCGGCGGCCGCGCGGTCGGCGCCGGGCTGGCCCACGTCGGTGAACGCGGCCCCGAAACCGTGTGGCTGCCCGCCGGCGCCACGGTCGAACCGCTCCGCGGATCCGGCCACGGCGGCGGAGGCGGACAGACCGTGCGCGTGATCGTCGACATCCGCGGCGGCGAACGCGAGTTCCGCCGGCTCATCCGCTCGTGGGTCCGCGTCGACCAGTTAATCGCCAACGCGAGGGGGTGACGTGGACTTCCCCGCGCAGCAACTCCCCGTGCGCGTCTACCTCGCGCCTGGCGGCGACCCCGCCGTGCCGGCCGGCTGGGTGTGGCAACCGATCACCGGCGACGTGCGGGTGTCCTCCGGGATCACGGTCGAGATGGGCGCCGACGACGAGGCGGCTGCGGCCGATCCCGGCAAAGCCAGTGTCACGATCGACAACACCGGCGGGCACTACACCACCCGCAACCCGCTCGGCCGGCATTACCCCAAGCTGCGCCGCAACACCCCGATCCGGATAGCGCTCGCGCCGCTGGCCGACACGTTCAACCGGACCGTCGCGGCAGGGTGGGGCACCGCCAGCGACGGGCCGGCATGGGTTGGATACACCGCGGTCGGTGGCGACATCCACAACGGGGTGACCGGTCTGTCGGTCACCCCGGCCGCGGGTGGCCGCATCGAAGTCCCCACCGGCGCCGTCTACAACCGGCGGGTAAGCATGGGCGGCGCCAAGCTGCTCGATGCCGACGTCACCGTTGACGTGCGGTATCCGGCGCTCGCCGTCGGCGCGAACGCGTACGCTGGCCCGCTGCTGCGATTCGGCCCGCACCCCAAAGGCGGCACGACGTGGTACCTGGTCGCTGCGGACTTCACCACAGCCGGCACCGTCTCGCTCGTCATCTACTTCGCCCGCAACAACGGCGTCAACCTGCTCCCCACCACGTTCGCCGGCATCCCACACGACCCGGCCGCCTACTACCGCATCCGTGCCCTGATCGAGGGCGATCGGATCTACGGCAAGGTGTGGAAGGTCGGCGACCCCGAACCGGCCACGTGGCACGTGCTCTACCACCACGCCGACGGCACCGCCACGCTGATCCCCGGTGAGGTCGGCTTCCGCGCGTCCATCAACCCGGGCAACACCAACCCCGACCGGGTGTTCTACGTGCGCAACCTCGCCGTCGAGTCCAACCTGTTCGTCGGCACGGTCCCCGCGTGGCCGCCGCGCTGGGACCGCTCCGGCCGCAACGCCACCGTGCCGATCACCGCGGCCGGCGTACTACGCCGCATCGCCCAGGGCAAGGCGCCGCTCAGGTCCCCGCTGGTGCGGCAAATGCTGGCCAATGCGCCCACCCAGTACATCCCGTTGCAGGACGGCGACGACGCCACCACCCTCGCGGCGTCGGAAGTCTCCGGCGCCGAACCGGCCACCCTCTACGGCGTCACCATGGGCCAAGACGACACCCTGCCCGGCGCCACCACCGTCGCCACCATGGCGACCGGCTCACTGATCACCACCAAGATCCCGCCGCACAACGCGCCAGACGGCTGGACGTTCGTGTGCTTCTTCCGCCTCGCCGCACTGCCACCGTCAGAGTTCGAGTTGCTGCGCCTGCTCGTGGCTGGTGGCACGGCGAAAGTCTGGACCGTGGTCATGGAGACCGGCGGCGGCATCTCGATCCGCGGGCTCGACGACGACGGCGCGATCATCTACAAGGGCGGCATCACATTCAACGCCACCGGCGTCGACCCCCGACGCTGGAACGCCCTACAGATCAAGCTCACCCGGCCGACCGGCACCACCGTCAACGTCGACATCTACGCGTATCCGCTGGTCAGCCCGAACGTGACCACGTTCTACGGCGCCGGTCTGGTCGAGGGCTCCGACCCGTACACCGGCACCCCGGGCACCGTGTCGACGATCCGAGTGACCGGGGCGACCGGATGGCTCAACGGCAACATCGGCCACCTGTTCTACTCCGTCACCCGCGACGTCGAGTTCGTCGCGTACGACTTCCTCCGCTCGGCGTGGGGCTACCTTGGCGAACTTGCCGGCGCCCGGATCCGGCGGCTGTGCAGCGAAGAGGGCATGCCGGTCACGATCGTTCCCGGGGATAGTGAAGCGCTCGGCCAGCAGAAAGAGGCCACGTTCGTCGAGCTGCTGCAAGAGGCCGAACGCACGGATCTCGGACGGCTCTACGAACTCGGCGCCGGCCTCGCGTACGTCACCCGCGGCGCGCGATACAACGCAGCCCCCGGCATGGAACTCGACTTCCGCATGTTCGACGGCGACGGCGACGTCGGCGAGGAACCCGAACCCACCGACGACGACCAACAGGTCCGCAACGACATCACGGTCAACCGCGTCGGCGGATCAAGCGCCCGTGCCGTCGACCTGGACCATATTGCCGCGGAAGGCCGCTACGACGAGGCATTCACGGTCAGCCTGCCCACGGACAACCGGCTCACGGCACACGCCAACTGGCGGTTGCGGCTACTGACCACCGATGAACTCCGCTGGCCCCGCATCGTCATCAACCTCGCGGCCCGGCCAGAGCTGATCTTTCCGGTGCTGTGCCTACGGCCCGGCACGCGGATCACGCTGGACAACCCACCCATGGAGGTGATCGGCCCGGCAGTCGACCTGATCGTCGACGGGTACACCTTCGACATCGGGCCATTCGCGTTCACGGCAACCCTGACCTGTTCGCCGGCCGGACCGTGGCAGGTCGGCACCATCGGCGCTGGCCGCGTCGACTCGACCACCACCACGCTCGCCACCGCGCTCGACGCGGCCGGCACCGACCTGCGGCTCGCCACCCCCGGGCAGTGGACCACCCGGCCGGCGTCGTACCCGTTCGACCTGGTGATCGCCGGCGAGCGGGTACGGGCGCTCGGCCCCGGCAACGTCCGCATCGCCCACCAGTTCACCACCGACGCCGAAGACTGGACCGTCGAGCCCGGCGGCGGCGCGGCGGCACGGTCCACGGTCGTCGCCAAACGCGGCCCGGCATCGCTGATGATCACACCGGCCGGCGGGGTGGCCTACGCCCGGGCGTACGGGCCGACGGTGGCCGACGCGACCACCGTGGGCACGACGTACGCCGCTGGTATGTGGGTCTACGCCACCGAAGACGTGACCGACCTGCGGCTCATCGTCGAATACTTCGCCGGCGCAACCTACGTCACCGGCCACGGCTACGACGGCGACCCGTTCACCCTGCCCGCCGCCACCTGGACCTACGTGCAAAAGACGTTCAGCGCGACCCCGGCCACCACCACCCGAGCCCGGCTGCAAGTCCGGCTCGGCGGCACCCCACCGGCGAGCAACAAGATCTACGTCAGTCACCCCATGCTGTTCGATCCGGCCGCCATCGCGACCACCTCGCCGTACCGCATGACCGGCGCGCGTGGCCTCAACGACGTGACGAGACCGTTGCCGGCCGGCAGCCCGGTCCGGCTGTGGCGCGCGGCCCGCGTGGCGCTGTGAAAGAGAGGCCGCACTGACCACCTACGCGTACCCGCCGACCCCGGCCGGCGAGGAAGTCACCGAGGCCATGTTGCAAGCCATGCTCCCGGTGTTCATCGAGAAGACCGACGCGGCCGGCCGCGGCACCACCACCATGAGCGCCGACCCCGATCTCGTGCTCCCGGTACCGGCCAACAGCAAGTGGTGGATCGAGATGCACCTCTTGGTGGCCGGCACCAACACCGCCAAAGTCCGCACTAGTTGGGGAGCCCCGACCGGTGCCACCGGTCTCCGTCGGTGTCTCGGCCCGGGCAGCACCACCGCAGCGCAGACCGACGCCGACATATCAACGTCCCGATTCGGTGTGCATGCCTTGGGCACCGCCATCACGTACGGCCTGCCCCGCAACAACAACACCCTGCTACAGCAGATCATCGAGACCGCCCAGATCACGATCGGCGCGACCGCCGGCAACATTGCGCTCGTCTGGGGACAGGCCGCCGCGGACACCGCCAACGTCACGTACGTCAGCGCCGGCTCACTGATCAAGGCATACCGGCTCGCCTAACCCTCGCTCCACCGCCACCCCACCCGGACGCCCGGGTGGGGAGGTTCCTTACGCCCATCTATTCCTATCTTTCGGTAGGAATTCCTTGAGGATGGAAGTACCGCACCCATGGCCAACCCGAAACGCATCCCCGGCGTGCCGTTCATCGAAGGCCGCAACGACTACCACGACTCCGACGGCCGCAAGTACGCCATCTGCATCCACAACACCAGCAACAACGCCTCCGACACCGCCGAAGCGAACTACGCCCACCGACGCACCGACGGCGTCAGCGCCCACCTGTACGCCGATGCCGACAGCGTCACCCAGTCACTCGAACTCACCGCTAAGGCGGGCCACGTCGGATCACGTGAAGGCAACGAGAACGCCTACGCGGTCGAGATCGTCGGCGCCAACGGCAAGCCGCGCTCCTGGTGGCTCGCCAACGTCGCATGGGATCGGCTCGGCGCGGCGCTGGCGTGGATCATCCGCAACGACCCGGACCTTTCCAGCTTCCAGGTGAGGCGGGCCAGCGTCGCCGAGATGCGCCGCAACCCCACGGTCAAAGCGTTCTACGCCCACGACGACGCACGCCGGGCATGGGGCCACACCACGCACACCGACCCCGGCCCTCACTTCCCGTGGGACCGCCTGTTCAAGGCCGTCAACGACGCACTTGCCAAGCTCGGCCACCCGACCACCCCCACCACGCCGACAAAGCCGGCACCCACCACCACGGAGAAGATCGTGAACGCTCTGCCCACCCTCCGCCATGGATCCGCCGGTGCCGACGTCAAACGCGCTCAGGCCCTGCTTAACGTCATGGGCTACAAGCTCACCGAAGACGGCGACTACGGCGACAACACCGCGGCCGCCGTCGCCACCGCCCAGCGCAAGGCACGAATCACCGTCGACCGGGTCATCGGCCCCGTCACCTGGTCCGTGCTGCTCGACGTCAAATGAGCGGCGACCTGATCAGCACCGTCGGACCGGCCGCGCTCGCGCTCGCCGGCGCACTGGCCGGCGTGCTGGTCGGGCGTCGACAACGCCGCGCCGGCGCGGAACTCAGCGAAGCGCAGGCCGACGAGATCACCGAACGCATCTACGGCCGCATCGTCGAGCGGCTTGAGGCGGAAGTCGCCCGGCTGACTGCCCAGGTCGGCAGCCTCGAAACCAAGGTCGCCGCGCTCGATGAGGCGCTACGCAACCGCACCGCCGAACTGCTGGCAGTCCGCGGCGAACGCGACGCCGCAGTCGCCGAGCTCGCCCGCGTACGCGCCCAGCTCGACGAGCGCACCGACCAACTCACCCAAGCCCGCCAGCAACTCGCCGCGAGCCGGACATGACCGGCCAACCCCCTGACAAGGAGAACCACCCGTGTCCCTACCCGCCTTCCCGCAGCCGTCCGGCGTGATCACCGACCGGCTCGCCGCCCGACTGCGTACCCTCTGGCCCATGGTCGTCGGCCACCTCGCCGCGCTCGCCCTCATCCACGGCGCGCCGGTCCTCAACGCCGTCGAATCGGCGACCGGCTACCGACCCACCGCCACCGAGATCACCCTCGCGCTCGGCCTGACGCTCGGCTACCTCGTGTACGAGACCGGCCGCGCGCTCGAACAGGTCACCGGCGACGGCGGCCCCGCCCGGTTCGCTCGGGTAGCCGGCCGATTTCTGCTCTCGCTCGGCGTACCTACCGGACGGCCCGCATACCAGCGCTGAACCCAATCCCGAAAGCGGCCGACCCCGGAAGGTGTCGGCCGCTTCTCTGTGCTTGCGAGGCGAAATGAGACCCAGCAAGCAACGTCGGAACTTTAGGCAAGATGCTTCTACTGCAATCCCAGTTGATGGGTCCGTACTACCTCTCCGTTCTTGAATTCAACGGTAGCGCTTGCCATGAATCCACCATCGTAAGTGCGGGTCACGTAATCACTTCCAAGGAAGCCCTCTGAATTGCTCCGCAGCGCGCCCGGCGACCCGACGATCTGCTCAACCTCGTCTTCGGTCATCCCAGGGGAAATGCTTTCGAACTCGCTCAGAGTGATCTTTTCGGGGGCGACGGATGCGGAAGATCCACCTCCCCCACCCTGCGAGGACGCGCCGGCCACGCTCATCATCATCACCAACAATATTTGGCAGCCGAATGTAATGCCGAACGCAAGCCAGTAGCTGGTTACCGGCGCACCAATTTGCCGGGCACGGTTGTGCCTCAGGATTGCCGGAATCAGGCCAAAGATGCCGAAAAAGAATGTGATAACGAAGACGAGAACCGCTGATGGGGCTTTCGCAGGAACGTATCCGTAAGGTTGCGGCGGGGGTGCAGGGTATTGGTGGGTGGGGTCTTGCGGTGGAGCGTAAGACATAGCCAGGCCCTTCATTAGCGCGTCAAGTCGTACTGCATTTCTGCAGCTTCGGGCGCCCCATTAGGTGGGACGTCGAACGGCATGAACACACGGCAGGCGTGGACTGACAGCGGATGGATCGGTGGCGTCGACGACGGCGCACTCGCCGCCGCGAAACATCGCCCTCACCGTCAACCCGTACAGGTCGGAGCGGCGACCTGATCAGCACCGTCGGCCGGCCGCGCTCGCGCTCGCCGGCGTGCTGGTCGGGCGCCGCCAACGTAAGGCCGGGGCGGAGCTCAACGAGGCCCAAGCCGACGAAATCACCGAACGGATCTACTCACGCATCGTCGAACGGCTGGAAGCCGAAGTGTCCCGGCTGACGGCCAAGTGAGCGCACTCGAAACCAAGGTCGCGGCGCTCGACGAAGCACTACGCAACCGCACCGCCGAACTCGCCCGAGTCATCGCCGAACGAGACACCGCGCTCACCGAACTCGCTCGCGTCCGCGCCCAGCTCGACGAACGCACCAACCAACTCACCCAAGCCGGCCAGCAACTCACCGCCCACCGGACTGACCGGCCAGCCCCACACAACGAGGAGAACCGCCCGTGTCCCTACCCGCCTTCCCGCAGCCGTCCGGCGTGATCACCGACCGGCTCGCCGCCCGACTGCGTACCCTCTGGCCCATGGCCGTCGGCCACCTCGCCGCGCTCGCCCTCATCCACGGCGCGCCGGTCCTCAACGCCGTCGAATCGGCGACCAGCTATCGACCCACCGCCACCGAAATCACCCTCGCGCTCGGCCTCACGCTCGGCTACCTCGTGTACGAGACCGGCCGCGCACTCGAACAGGTCACCGGCGACGGCGGCCCCGCCCGGTTCGCTCGGGCGGTCGGCCGATTCCTGCTCTCGCTCGGGGTGCCCACCGGGCAGCCCGTTTATAAGCTGTAACCACAACTACGCAAAGGCGGCCGGCCCTCTACAGGGCCGGCCGCCTTTTTGCATTTATCCCGCCGCGGTCGTCGATGCTTAGCGCGCGATCGGCAGTGAAATGATCATCGCGTCGTAGGTTGGCGAGTCGTCAAAAGGCTTCAGCTCGCTTAGCTTATGCCATCCCCAGGACGCATATGCCGTTGTTGCGGGGGTGTTGTCCGGGAGGACCAAAAGGGTTGCCCGCTCCTCTTGTCGGCTCGTTAACAGGTCGTCGTGTAGTCGACGCGCGAAGCCGCGACGTCGCCAAGACTCTCGTACCATTATTTCTGTCAACGCAAACGTTCGGTGTCCGTCCTCACGAAGGTCGTCTTCGCTGACGTCAGATTTGAGCCCTCGCCACCATCCGCTTCCGGCGGGGAGCGTGTAACCGAGTGCATAGCCGATGGGGGCGTTGTCAACCTCGCCAATTGAGACGGCGAAACCCTGTCGGGATGCGTAGCCTTGAAGTCTCTCCCAGTACCTCGATGTAGAAAAGAACGGGTCTTCAAGTTTCTCGCGATAGACCTCTTCGTAGACGTCGATTAAGGGGTCCCGATGCTTCTCCAAATCCGGAGATTGCAGGGTTGATATGGCTATTTCTGCGGATGAGCTCATGGCCGCCTTTCTCGTCGAACTGGATCGAACTCTTGACTCCTGGAGTGGTATCGATCCAAGAAATCTTTGGCTGGGCCATCGTGCGGAAACCTTGCCAACCGCGTCGCAACGGCAGCTAGCTCGCTTTCAACCCGCCAGCTTGCAACCTGGTTATCGAGATCGTCTAGGGCGGCGTCCGCCGCCTCTACTGCCCCGTCAACAAGTTTGGAGTCAAGACGCGCGCGTGCCAATCTCGCGCGATACAAGGCCCTATTGCGGGCATAGTTCTGATCCAGCGCTCGAATGGCACATTCTAGTAGAATTCCGGCTCGCTTCGGTTGTCCCAGCTCAACTAGACAGGTCCCTTCGACGCCGTCAAGCTCCGCCGGGCTGAGAAAGGAACACCACTCCTCGGCAGGCTTGTCGTGGTCCCTATCAAGGATCTTTCTTGCTGCCCCCATTGCCTTTTCGTGCCCGGTTCTGTCATTGCTAAGGGACAAAGCAACCGAGCGCCGGAGGTGGGGAATTGCCGGAAGGCGAGCTTGGTCATGTGGCGCCGACTCGGCGCGTATCGCGCCCTCAACGAAACGCATTGCCTCGCGTGGGCGGCCAAGTACGTTGGCCTGAAAGGCTAGATTTGAAAGAGCGTGAATCTCAACCTCTGCGTCGCCGACTTGGCGAGCTAGGGCAAGTGCCTCCGTGTAGCATGATCGAGCTAAATCGTGCCTCCCAGCGTCGAACGCTAGCCATCCCGCACACATTTGAAGCCGGCTTGTTCCCTTAATGATCTGCCGTTCAACAACCTCGCCATATATGCCATTTTCCAGCATGTCATGGCCGTCTTGTGCTGCGGCCTTAGCTGCGCGCCAAAGGGTCGCTCCGCCATGCTGATAGTCAAGGCCATATAGCCATGCGGCGGTGTCTTGGAGCTCCCTGGCGTCCGCGATACCGATCTTTGGCCCGTGAGGTTTGTTTGCAGGCCCAGCGCTAGCGATGGCGGTTGCCGTTACCCCCAACGCGAGAAGACTTCGGCGTCTCATGGGATCAAACGGTACCGCTTGCCGTGCACGTGCTGACCTTTCGAGGTGAGCAAGTGTTACCAGTTCGCCCCTGGCCTGGAGGGCTCGATCGAGGGCCTTGGCGACGTCGGCAGTCGGAGTGCGATGCCCATTCTCGATCTTGCTCAAGTGGCCCGGGTCAAGCGGTGCGATGCGAGACAACTCTCGAAGCGAGAGGCCACGCGCCCCTCGCATTCGGCGCAACGCGTCCTTGAACGATTCGCTTTCGGCCACAGCCCATCATCCGGATCACACGCCAGGTGTTGTCAAGGCAAGAGTTGCCAACTGGCAACACCTGGAACGCCAGCCGAGTCCCCTCAAGACTGACAACAGGGCGTCACAAGATCGTCGCCCGTCGTACTGCCGTCGCCAAGGCGTGACAGGTGAGGCATCAAGCGATGCCTCACCACCGCACGCCACGTTGAAACTGTCCGCAACGCCGTCGGTCACACTCTCGCCGCTGCGCTCAACTCCCCGGCGCGACCCTACCGGCTGGCAACCGTAGGAGGCGCAATGCAGCATCGCAAGAGGAAGCGCAGGTGGTGGTGGCCCTTGCGTCGGCAGCGCTGCGTATGTGGCCTGCCGTGGCCGTGCATCGAGGAATGGATGGCTGCGGCCCGGCAGCGCGAGGAGCACCGAGTTCAGACATCGGCTAGCGAACCTCCGTTGGCTACTCCGGCTTGGAATGGGAACACCAGACCGCTGTACCAGGTCGGCCGGGCTGGCTCGCTCACTCCGGCGCAAGAGCGACGTGCGCGAGGAGGCGCGTGATGCTCGTTCCGCGTACGGATCATCAGGGCGAGCGCCCTACTTGGAACTGCAAGGTTTGCGGCTGGCCGTGGCCCTGCGCAGTCGCGAAGGTTGAGCTCGCCGAGCAGTATCAGAGGTTCCCTCGCGGACTGGTGGTCTTGCTCGGGTCCTACATGATCGAGGCGGTCGACGACTGGGCCGCGGGACGCAGAACGCCGCCCGACCTCTACGAGCGGTTCCTCGGTTGGATTGACGCGCCGGGGCTTGCGGCATGACCAAGGAATCGCCGTCGAAGAGCGGGCTCGGGCTGCTCGGCCTGCTGCTCGACGCCTTCGACGTACCGGTCGTGGTCAGAGTCGGCAGCACATTGGTCAAGATCGGCTGGATCAACCTGCACGAGGGCCGCGCTGTCCTGGAGCTAGATCCTGACGACATGGAGGTCGCGGTCGAAGATCTCGTGCTCGACAGCGTCACAGCGGCGAATGCCAGGACTGCCAATCGGAAGCAGAGCATCCCGCCCCGGAACTAACGACTCCCACACCCCCGGAGGATGGAATGTCCCTATCGATGCTGTTCGACGAGGCCACGGTCAGCGACATGATGGCCGCCTGGCCGGCGAAGCCGGCGCTTCACACACCGCCCGACGGCAGCCGCCTTCCCAGCATCGTCAACGCGGAACTCATCAACAGTTATCTCGACACCGGTACCGCACCCGCTGAGCAGCTCATCGTGATCAAGGACGGGACAGCGCTGCATTCCCGGGCCTACACGACGGACGGCTACCTCGACCCCGGCAAGGTCGCGAAGTGGCGCGGCCGGGGCTACACCATCCAACTGCGCAACCTCCACCGCTGGTGTCCCGAGGTGCACGCAATCTGCGCGGCGATCCAGAACGAGACCGGATACGGCACGTACGCCACCGGCTTCGTCACCCCGGCGGGCGGGCAAGGTCTGCATCACCACTGGGACCAGAACATGGGTTCCGTCTACCAACTCACCGGGTACAAGACCTGGCAGATCTGGGAGCCCGGGGTCGAGGAACCGCACCGCGAGCACTTCGCGTCCAACACCTCGCCGGGCAGCGACGTCCTCGATCGCATGAAGTCGATGCGACCCGATTTCGAGTTCGAGCTCGGTCCTGGTCAGATTTTGGTGCTCCCGCGCGGCTGGATGCACAACCCGCACGCGCGTAACCAGACCGAGGAAAGCGTCCACGTGACCTTCGTGGCCCGCGAGCGCACCGGCTACTGGATCGCCGGAAAGCTGGCCCAGGCCGCGCTCACCTCGACCCCGCTACGGCGTGTGATCCCGCCCAGCAGCGTCGTCGACCCCGTCGCCTTCGCCGAACAAATCGCCGAGGCGCGAGACCTGCTCACAGACTGGCTGGCCGGCGCCGACGTCAGCGCCCTTGCCGTCGAGCTGCTCCAGGCCGCACGCACCGAACCGAACGTGGACTACATCTCCCACGCGCCGAGTCAGATCAACCAGCACCAATCGACCCGTTGATCCGGGATTTCACCGGCGCATTAGGCGTCGGCGATCCATACACCCCCAAGGAGGAGTCGTGACCCTCACGACCGAACTGCCGGTCCAGGCCGACAAGGACCCGCAAGCCCTCGTCGACCCGGTGACCTTCGACAAGCTCGCCCTACACTTCGCCGCCGTGCAGGAGGTCACCAAGACCTACGCCCGGCGGGCCGTCGGACAGATGCTGCTCATGCTCAAGGCGCACGCCGACTCGCAGCACGACCCCGACTTCGGCCGGCTGCTGCCCGGCGGCCGGTCCTACCGCGTCGTCCCGACCGAGCCGGTTGACGCGGCCTGGCATGCGTCGCTGCAACACACCGAGCCGTACGCCGCCGCCTGCGAGCAGATCGCGGGAGGCTTCGTGCACCACGTGCCGATCCTGACCGAAGGCATGGCGGACGGCTCCTCCATGGAGTACACCCGCCGGGCTCTCCAGGCGACCGGCTACTACATCGACCCCGAGTTCTGGGACGGCGAGGCGAAGTCCTGCTGCCCGCCGAATCCGGGCATCTGA